CATCCGTCTGACGAAGACGGAACTGCGTCCGGGTACTGCGGACAATGATGTCAATGCGATCATGATGACCGCTGGCGGTCTTCCTGAGTCGTATATGGTCAACGACTTCCTCACCTCCGCTCGTGCTTGGTTCCTGCTGACCAACATCGACGGCCTCTCCTACATGGAGAGAGTGAAGTTCGAAACGGATATGCAGGTCGATTTTGTGACCGATAACCTTCTCGTGAAGGGTTACGAGCGTTACAGCTTCGCCTACTACAACTTCCGTGCGATCTTTGGCTCGTTCCCGACCTAATGCCAAGAAGGCGGGGCCATAAACCCCGCCTTTTCATCTAGGATCAACAGTCGCGTTGACCGGCCTAGCGGACACTGCACACGACAACGCGACGACTCGTGCAGGAGGTTCCTATGGGAACTGTAACATTTACCGGACCTATCAAGGCGGGCGATGTTCTTAATACGACCGGCACCACTGCTGGCACGATTAAGAATGTTGGCTTCGTTGCCATGGCCCAAACTGCCGCCATCACGCAGGCTGGCACTGCTACGGCTTATGCCACGACCATCGTTATCCCGGCCTACAGCCACATCCTGAACATCCAGTTCTTGACAACGACTGCTTGGGACGGTGTTGCGGCTACGATCAGCATTGGCACCAGCGCAACTTCGACTGAACTTGTCGTTGCGCAGAGCCTTGGCACCATTGGTCAGCAATCTGCTGGCCCCGGCGCTAACGCCACTCGCACGGCTCTTTGGTCGAACACTGGTGCAAATGACATCATCATCTATGCTCTGTCTGCCAATACTGGCGCAGGCGTTGGTGATCTTGTCGTCCGCTACATCCAAGCTGAAAACGCTTAAGCCAATAGGAGGCTCGCATGAAAGGTCGTATTGCTCGCAAAGACGGTGGCCCCGCTAAGGGCGTCAACGAAATGGCTCAGGATTCTTCCAAGAAGAACATGCGCTATACCTATCAGTCCAACGTCAACGACGAAGCTGAAGAGCGGAAGCGTGGCGGCAAGGCTGTCGGCAAGGTGAAAGGCGCGAAAGCCAAGGCTGACATGGGCCGTATGCCCCGTAAGTCTGGCGGACGCACTGGTTCAAACATGAACCCGCTTTCTTCTGCCGCGAAGGGGACGAATGCCCCCGGTCGTGACACTTCTGGCAGCCTGACCTAACCCTCCTCCCCGGTTAGTGGTTGTCTGACGGGGGCTTTATGCCCCCGTTTTACTAGGAGTGACCCATGACTGCGGCTTGGACACGCAAAGAAGGCAAAAATCCTGAAGGCGGGCTTAATGAAAAGGGCCGCGCATCTCTCAAGGCGCAAGGCCATGACATTAAACGTCCTCAGCCAGAAGGCGGTTCTCGCAAAGACAGCTTTTGTGCTAGGATGACTGGCGTGAAACGGAAGTTGACCGGCTCTGCCAAAGCAGCCGACCCAGACAGCCGTATCAACAAGTCGCTCAGAAAGTGGGATTGCTGATATGGAAAAAGCTTTTTGGGAGAAAGATGCCCCGAAAGATGCTAAAGTGAAGCATCTTGACCGAAAGCAGAAGCAGTCTGCCAAGGCGATGGCTATAGCTGCTGGACGACCTTATCCAAATTTGGTCGATAATGCCGCTGCTTCTCGCATGAAGGGAAAATAACATGCAGTACACACCGATCACCAAGACGGGAACAGGCCGCAGCGCAATCTGCGTTGTTGACGATTTCCAGACCCCTTTCAACATCGGCATTGCTGTCACGCTTAGCTCTACCGCGACATTCACGGTTGAGTATTCGCTTGATGACCCCAATGCTGCTGGCTATTCGGCTGCCACTGCCAACTGGTTCGTCGCCCCCGGATTTACCTCTGGCTCGGCTGCGGTTGCTGGTGCGTTGATTATTCCTTGCCGTGCTATCAGCGTCAATGCGTCGGCTAATGCTGGCACAATAACGGCTACCATCGTTCAGGCTGGGCCTGTCTAATGGCGACGAGCGGGACATACACGTTCAATCCTTCCCTCGGTGAGATGACGCTTTATGCGTACAATCTCATCGGGATAAGGAACACGGCTGTTCTTCAGGAACACATGGAAGCCGCTCGCATGGCATCCAACATGATGTTGTCTCGTTGGGCCAATCAGGGCGTCAATCTGTGGACAGTTGATCTGCAGACGGTTGCTCTTGTTCAGGGGCAGACAACCTACAACGTGCCGTCAAACACGGTTGTGATGTTGGACGCCTATGTAACCATCGACAATGGTCAGTCTGATCCAATTGATCGTATCATTTTGCCGATCAGCCGCACCGAATACGCTTCTTATCCAAACAAGGAGCAGCAGGGCTTTACGACCACCTTTTGGTTTGATCGCCTTCTTGCTCCAACTGTCACGCTTTGGCCTGTTCCAGATGGCACTTCAGCACAATTCCTGAAGTATTATAGGGTGCGTCAAATTCAGGATTCCAACCTTCAAAACGGTGAACAGGTTGAAATCCCGTACCTTTGGATGGAAGCTTTTGCCTACGGCCTTGCGCAGCGGCTTGCTACGATCTGGGCTCCAGACAAGTTGATGATATTGAAGCCGATGGCTGATGAATCCTATCAGATCGCTGCCATGCAGAACGTCGAAACCGCGCAGCAGTATATTTCTCCGCAAATCTCTGGCTATTTCCGATAGGGGGCGTGAATGGGTTACGCTTCTCAATCAGGTAGAGCTAGGACCAGCGCCAGAAATCCGCAGGCACATGCAATATGTGACCGTTGCGGGTTTCGCTACAACCATGTCAATTTGCGTTGGCAATATGATTGGCGCGGTGCATCATTGATGAACATTCGCCTTTTGGTCTGCAATTCTTGCTACGATGCTCCGCAAGAGCAGCTTCGCGCTATCGTTGTGCCTGCTGATCCTGTGCCAATTGTAAATCCGCGCATTCAGGATTTTGTCACTGCTTCGCAAGATACGCGCGTTACATCAGGGCAGAATACGGTCGATCCTTTGACTGGTATTCCAGTTATTAATGGTGACACTCGTATTACGCAGAGCGACGATGTTCGCGTGACGCAGCAAACTGGTGAGCCTCCGGGTGGTCTAAACGAACAGCCGGGCACTGATCCCAATGCGCCGGGTAATAACGATCCGGGTGTGCCGTACAACAATACTAATGTTCCAGAGACAGGGCCGCTGACATGAGCGTCAAACAAATTCCAAACCTTCCCGCCGCGACAGGTTTGAGTGGCTCTGAGCAGTTCGAGGGCGTTCAGAGCGGCACTTCCGTCAGAATTACCGCCACCCAGATCGCGGCATATATCAGTGCTGCATATCCTGCTCCGGGCATTTCGTCTGTTTCTGGCACGGCTCCAATTGCTGCCAGCACGGTTGGCAGCGCAGTCACGATTTCTCTAAGTTCGCAGGGCATCACCAACACCTTCATGGCCCCGATGGCCGCTGGCACGGTGAAGGCCAATGTCACTGGCGGCTCTGCGTCTCCAACAGATGCGACAGTCAGTCAGGTTTTGGATGTCATTGGCTCGACAAAGGGCAACATTCTCTATCGTGACACGTCTTCGTGGGCTGCCCTTACTGGCGGTTCAAACGGTCAGGTTCTCACGGCTCAAGGCAGCACGGCTGTTCCAATCTGGACAACGCTCTCTGTGCCGTCTGGGCAGATTGCGCCGACTGGCGTCACGGCTGGTACATATGGCTCGGCATCAACCTCTCCTCAATATACGGTTCTTGCCAGCGGTCAGCTTTCTGCTGCATCGAACGTGCCGATTGTTATCCCGTATACTTCGGTCACGGGTCTTGGTTCGATTGTCACTCAAAATGCCAGCGGTGTTGCAATCACTGGCGGCACAATTGATGGCACGACTATCGGCGGCACAACTCCCGCTCCCGGCACATTTACAACGCTAACATCAACTGGGGCGACAAATCTTGGCACGATTTCTACTGGCGTGTGGCAAGGCACTCCCGTTGCTGTTGCTTATGGCGGCACTGGAGCTACCACTGCTGCTGGCGCTCGTAGCAATCTTGGCGCTGCCGCTTCTGGCGCTAACAGCGACATCACAAGCCTATCGGGCCTGACAACGCCGCTTTCGGCTCCGCAGGGAGGCACTGGCTTTGGTACTTACACCACGGGCGACCTTCTCGTTGCCAACACCTCGTCTACTTTGGCGCGTCTCAATGATGTGGCGACCGGGAACGCTCTTATTTCTGGTGGTGTTGGTGTTGGGCCGTCTTACGGCAAGATTGGCCTCACTACGCATGTCAGCGGCACTTTGCCGGTGGCAAATGGCGGTTCTGGCGCGGCAACCCTGACAGGCTTTCTCAAAGGTAACGGCACATCTGCCTTCACGGCTCAGGCGACGATTGGCAATGCCGATCTGACCAACAGCAGCATCACGGTTGGCAGCACCAGCATTGCTTTGGGCGGCACTTCAACGACACTGGCTGGCCTCACGACCGTCACGCTGACGCAAGACCCGACACTGGCCCTTGAGGCTTCAACCAAACAGTATGTTGATGCGCAGGTTGCTACCGTCTCTAATCAGACGTTCCACACGGCTTGTTATGCGACAACGACAGCAAATCTGACTGCCACATACAGCAACGGCACTGGCGGCGTTGGCGCTACTCTGACAAACACTGGCGCGTTGGCTGCATTTTCGACGGACGGGCAGTCGCCTCCAATTAATTCGCGCATTCTTGTCAAAGACCAGACAAGCGGATTGCAGAACGGCATTTACACGCTGACAACGGTCGGCAGCGGTGCAGTTGCTTGGGTTTTGACCCGCGCGACAGACTTTGACACCGTTGGCTCTGGCCCGAACCAAATTCAAACTGGCGCTGCCACGTTTATCAATAACGGCAACATCTACGGCGCATCCGGTTGGGTTATGACTACAACTGGCACTTTGGTTGTCGGCACAACATCGTTCACATGGACGCAGACGTCTTCGTCCAGCGCCGTTACTGTGTCTTCGCCACTGTTGAAGACGGGTAGCAACATTGAGCTGACAACCGTACCAACCACACTTGGTGGAACGGGCCTGACAACGCTGACGCAATATAATGTCATGCTTGGTAACGGCACGGGCAATGTTGCTTTTGCTGCTCCCGGCACGACTGGCTATCCGCTTCTGTCCACTGGCGCGTCTTCCAATCCTGCCTTTGGTCAGCTTTCACTGACGGCTGGTGTGACGGGAACGCTGCCTGTTGCGAATGGCGGCACAGGCACATCGACTGCCTTCACGGCTGGCTCTGTCGTGTTCGCGGGCGCTTCTGGCGTCTATTCGCAGAACAATGCAGAGTTTTTCTGGAACAACACCAACGACTTCTTGGGTCTTGGCACTGCGTCTCCTGACACGCGCCTGACCATCACTGCGCCAACTCAGACGGCGGTGACGGCTGGAACGCTGCCCGCTGGCACGGATTTGCACATTGTCGGCGCTGACAGTGCCATCACTCGCATCACGCAGGACTCCTTTGGTACGGGTAACTACCCGGCCTACACAGGTCGTTCTGCGCGTGGAACTGCTGCCTCTCCGACAGCTACTCAATCTGGTGACATTCTTTCGCAGTACGGCGGTCGCGGTCGCGGTGCAACGGATTATTCGTCTTCTTCGGTCGCCCGCATTGACCTTGAGGCGGCTGAAAACTTCACTGACACGGCGCAGGGATCGTTTATCTCCCTGCACACAACGGCTCTTGGCACTGCGAGCCAGAACGAGCGTTTCCGTGTTGGTCCTGCGGGCCAGTGGGGCATTGCTGGCGCAACCTACGGCACGAGCGGTCAAGTGTTTACCTCCGGCGGGGCTTCTGCGGCTCCCTCGTGGACCACACTCAGCGCCACATCTCTGTCCGGCGTCCTGCCGGTTGCCAACGGCGGCACGAACATCTCGTCTTACACGATTGGCGATCTGCTTTACGCTGACGGCACAACGTCTCTGGCGAAGTTGGCT